TCATATGCCATTTTCTTCTGCCTCCCAATTCTCTATCGCAAACTCAACACTTTGCTTAGCTTTCTTTAAATCTTGCAAACCATTCTTTCTAGGCGCTCTCATTAAGTATTTGAGTGCATTACCTACGTGATAAAATACTGACGCTGATTTGTACGTCTTACCTACTAATTCGATAATCATTCGTGCTGAGAACTTACTGAACTGATAATGGGGTGGCTCATGTACCATATCTTGTTCTTCCTGCATATCCACCTTACGTGAAAATGGCTCATCTACTTTTTCAAAAAACCAGCTATCATCTATCTCGATTTTCTTACCATCTTCTGTTTCAACTTTTGCCCAAAAGTAAATACCTTTTTCTTTATTGGTGCCACCAGGTTCATCAACAATCGCTAGAATATTTTTGTGTCTTCCCCACTCAAATATTCTTATTACATCGTTTCTCTTTAACTCACTAATTCTCATCTGCCTATCCCCTTACCTTGTTCAATTTCAATAGGAACCTTGCCTTTACCATAGACAAGTTCCCAACCTCTTAATTTTTGCTTGTAGTATCTTTTACGAACTGTCGAATCTCCAACATCAAAATACTTATATACGTCACATAGTCGATATTTCTTACCGCCGATATACACATCTGGTATATTTTTATATCTATCGTACATACGATCACTTCCAATGCTCATAACGAAAATCTACATCTTTAATGTCGATATCGTCGAAAATTTCTTCTGGACTTTTCTTTGCTTGCTCAATTGTGTATTCCATTTCTTCATCTGTTTCTTTAGTTGCCGGTAATTCAATCGTGCCTCTGATTAACACTTCAGCTTTGACTGTCGCCATTACTCATCACCAACCAATTCGCCATCTTTCCAGATGAGTGTCATTGTGTTTCCGTCTTTTAACCAAAATTCTTTACTAAAGTCATCTTTTACTTGTTCAATAGAATTCCCGAACCATTGCGTTCCATCATTATCTTGAAATATCTCAAGCATTTCTGGGATTTTTGTGCCTTCTGTAAGCTCTTCTTCAACTTCCACTGCGAAAGTTTCATCTTTACCAATTGAATGCTCTACAGACACTGTTTGTACCATGTCAAAATACACAGAACCTCCGTCAATATTGCTATAAAATGCTTTTTCTTTAACATCATTCTTCCAAGCCCACTCAATTAATTCTAATAAGTTCATTTTCTTCTCAACTTTAACTTTTACCATTCTTCATCTTCTCCTTCTTACGCTTTCTGCGTACCTTAATTAGTTCTTCATACGTTATCCATTCAAGCCCTGTGTATTTAGGTGCTTTGCATACCCATGTAAGATATACATCTGGATATTTATATCTGAATAACTTTGCTTTCAATTTGGCTGTTTCCGTCGCCATTCCTTTAACGTCTATAACTTCCAACAACTCATCATTTTTCCATAGTGCAAAGTCTGCGATATATTCTGTCTTACGCTGATTACCAAACTTAGGTATCAATTCGTATCTCGGTTGTAATTCGATACGATCAAATATTCCGATATCTCTCTGACGTTCTAAAACTTGATAGTATTCGCATTCGACTTTGCTATCGAACACGACACCTTTATATTCAACTTTCTTAGCATTGTATTTACTCACGTTGTCACTCCTCGATATACAACTATTGCACTTGGGAATGGTGCGCTATTTTTACTGTTTCCAAACTTCAAACGACCTCTTAAAAACCTAATGTCATCTGCTCTATCAAAAATAAAATCGTGCCAGTATGTTGTATCTGTTCTTGCTGGTATCAAACAGACAACCGTTGCTCCATTTAAACTTTCTTCGTATGCTTTCTTGTTCCATTTTTTAATTTCTCTGCCGTAAGGTGGGTTCATGAACACAACATCTTTTGACCAATCTTTACTTAGTCCATCATCTTCAATAGTGAAATACTTGCTACACTTAGCATTTTCATCTGTCGCACATGGATCTAAAGTGAAGTTAAATTCTTCATTCAACTCATCAAACAAATTTTGAGGTGTAGCCCATTCATTTGATTTACTACTGTAATGTACTTCCATTTGCTCACTCCTAGAATAAGAAATCGTCTATCGTTGTTTGTTGTTTTAGTTCTTCTTTTCTGAATAACTTGTATTTACGCTTTAATTTGTCTAGTTCAGCTTTAGTCACATTACCTTTAAAAACGTTTCTAGTGTGCATGCCACCGAAGTTGCCTAAGTTATAAGTGTCGTTGCCTAATGGAATAACACTGCACATCTTCCAACCATCGCTTTGATATAGGTAATACTTTTGTTTATGTCCTTCTAAAAGTCCCATCGCTTTGCCTCCACTTCATCTCTTGTTCAATCACTTCACGTACATTTTCGTATTCATCAAACATGACGATCTCATCTTTTTTTAGCAATCTATCAATAGCCCAACCCATTTCGAGAATAAGTTCTCGAATGAGTGGCTCATCTTTATATACTTCTCGATACATAACACCTAACGTTTGCTGCAACTCTGCAATAATCATTAGTAAAACCTCTGTGTTTTTTTAAAGAATTGGAGTTCAACGACACCTGTTTCTCCATCTTTATTTTTAGCTACATTCAACTCAATATCTGATTTACCTGTATCATCATCTGCAAGTTCTCTATTGTAGTAATCATCTCTGTAAAGCATGAATATCATGTTAGCGTCTTGTTCAATGCCTCCAGCTTCTCTTAAATCACTCATCATAGGTCGTTTGTCTTGTCTACTTTCAACACCACGACTTAATTGTGATAGTGCGATAATTAGGCAACTTGTTTCCTTAGCTATGATTTTTAAGTCACGACTGATTTTTTCTACTTCTAGTCGTCTATCTTTTTGTGGTAAATCTGACTTCATAAGTTGAAGATAGTCAATGCAAATCACATGAGGTTTGTCACTTTGTCGCATTGCTATTTCTCTCACGTCTTGTGGCGTAATCTGTGCATGATCTTCAATTCTGAAATGACTGTGTTGTTTAATACTATTGATTGCAGCCATTACTCTATCGACTTCATCATCACTTAGTCCGTCTGACTTTTTAATTTTGTATAATGGAACATTAGATATTGCCGAAGTTAATCGTTCAACAATGTTGTTGCCACCAGTTTCCAAACTAAAGAATGTTGTAGGATAGCCTTCTTTTGCTAAGTTCCAAACAATATTAAGTGCAAGTGCTGTTTTACCTGTACTAGGACGACCAGCAAGCACGTTTAATTGTCCTTCTTCAAATCCATGTATCTTTTCATCTAACCGTTTAAAATTCGTCGTTATGAACGTCTTAGGCTTATCTGAGAGTATGTTCTCCATAACACTTGTTAGGAATGTATCGGTAGGGTTATCCTTTTCAATCGTCAACGTATCTAGTTCTTTTAATTGTTCGATAAGATACTTAAAGTTTTCTTTTGATGGTGAAGATTGAAAATTATTTGTTTCACTTCTAGCTTGATTTAGAATATACTCATTCAAAATGTTCATCTGGTCTTGCATAAAGTAAGTTTTGTCAGTACCATTTGAGTTAAATAATTTAGTTAAAACTTGTGTAGGAATGAACTCTACATCTTCTCTACTTTTGTAGTAAATTTCATTCACATCTACCTTGCCTTTATCTAACACATGCTGAACAAACTTTTGCGCGTTTATATCAGTAAACATTTCAGGTTTGAGTTTCAACTTGCTTAATAAGTTAGGGTTTCGCATTAAGTTTGAAACAATAGAGTGTTCGGTGCTTAATACATCAAGTTTCGTCATCCATAACACCCCATTCTTGTTTCATCTGCTGCCATTTCTTTTTACGTTCTTCGTGACGTTTTTTAAATTCAGGATCATGTTGTAATTTATAGGCTTTCGTTTCTTCAACAGGAATAGTATCAACAATTTTTGTGCTTAGTTTGTAACCTAATATTTCAGATACAGTAGGTTTAAATTTCTTTTCTTTGATGTACTGTTTTGTTTTTAATAGTGTTTGTTGATAGTCACCATTCTTAGTTAGAAAATCTAACCAAATCTTGTACTTTTCATCATTGAATTTCATATCGTAGACATTGCCGACTAATTCAATGATGTTAAATGCTTCTACTTCAGTCATTGGCATAATGTCTAACCTCCAAATAACTCTTTTTTCTTCTTAGCTAGAAAATCATCTTCTGTTCGCTGCTTAGGTGTTACTTTAGCTAGTGCTTTCTCTTTAGTATCTACACCTTCGTTATTCCAATTTCTTAATACTTTGATTAGGTAGTTAATACCTTTCTTATTTTGTTTACAGTAGTTAATAGCTACTGTTGTTATCTCTAATTTATTTCCTTTAATAAGATTGAGTTCATCTTCTAACTCCTGTACTTTTAAAGGACTTTGTATCATTTCTAATTCCTTACTAACTAACTGAAAGATTTGTGACGTGTCGCCTGTCTCATTATTAGTATTATTATTATTAGTGGAGTTATTATTAGTAGTTTTGGATTTTCCTATGTTGGTTTTTCCTACATAGGTTTTTCCAATCTGGTTAGGTTGTTCAAATACTTGGTATTCATATTCTCTTAATTGACCTTTTTCATTTCTTCTTCGAGTGCGATGAATATATCCAGCTTGCTCTAATTCTTTAATGCCAGTTCTTAAACTATCTCTACCGTCAGACGAATGTTTATTTAATTCTGTTTCGTAAATTCTCCAATCGTCTGGTCTGCTTAATAGATAAAGAAGTATGCCTTTAGCTTTCCAACTTAGGTTGTCATCATGAATAAAATTTTTGTGTACAGTTACGAAGTTTCCACTTTCTTTGTAAACTCTAAAAACTGCCATTATTTCACTCCTTTCAACATTTTATTTAGTCGTTCATCTACTTTGATCCAGCTATCCTGTAAGATGTACTTCTCATCAAAAGACTTAACGCCTATGTTGTGCTGTTCGGAATGATGTTCTCTACATAAGGCCAACACTTCATAATCGTAATGCTGCATCTTCTTACGATTAGCACCACGACCTATTGCATAGTGATGTGCAAGGTCTGCTCCACTTTTGCCACATAACACACAGTTACGATTGACTGTCGCCCAGTAAAGTAACGACTTATCGCCTTTTAATAAATTACTTGTTTTGTAAGCAAGTATTATTCCGTTAGCGAATACCCAATCGATTGTTACTTCGATAATCTGACTTGCCTGTGTACGTGTGCAGTTACTTAATGAAATACGTTCATCATATCCGTAGTACGTTCTGACATATTCAATGAACATATGTCTCATATAGTCCATTGGCATACCTGTATGGACTTCTATGTCTTTTACAAGTGCAAATATCTTCTTACGCTGCTTGTTCGTTATTCTGAATGGATCAACTGGAATGACATCGACTTCTACATCAAACCCGTTATCGAGTAAGAGTGAAGTTTTGTTATCTAGTTCTACACCCTCAATGACAACGGTAGTTGTACCGTCATCTTGAGTGATGTAATTTTTGATTTTTGGCATTTAATCACCTACCAAAAAATGTCTGTATGTGCCTGTAATTCATCAATGACGAATTCTGCATCAGGTTTTATTGAGTTGATATAGTCGCTTAATTCCTTTTTACTCATCTTTGATAAGTTATCATCTTTTCTCAAGAATGATTGTAAATATTCAGCGTACTTAACTTGTTTTGTTGTAGGTTTATCAAAAGGGTAGGTCATCATCACTTATATTTGCGTTATTATCATTTGCAAATGGGTTGTTCCCTGCTGGTGCTTGTCCTCTTTGTTGTTGAGGTTGACTGTTTTGTTGGTTACTACCTTTACTATCTAGGAATTCGAACTTATCTAAATTTACATAGACTTTTTCTCTGTTTTGTCCTTCTTTATCTTGAAATCTATTTTGTTTTAATTCACCAATAACAAGTAATTTAGAGCCTTTTTGACAATATTCACTAATAATTTCTGCTGGTTTCCCCCATGCTTCTACTTGGATAAAGTTTGTTTCATCTTTTTTGAAGTTCCCACGTACACCTAAACCGAATTTCAATACCTGAGAATTACCAGCTTGTCTTACTTCTAAGTCGTTTGTGATATTTCCTGTGATAATAGTTTGATTAGTCATCATTTACTTCCTCCTATTTACTCCATGATTTTAAACTTTGTATTGCGTTAGCGATTTGACCATTAGATAGTTTTGTGTAGTCAGTAATATTTAGTTCTTTTTTCACTTGTTCTTCAGTTATTTCTCTACCTCTCTCTTTCATCAAATCTATGAAAGAAAAGATATCTTGCTTTAACTCTCCAACTTTTTGAACATTAGGTTTTGAATATTTTTCTTGCTTTTCTTTTGCATCGGCATCATCTTCATCAGTTGGAATATTGAAGAATTTCATTAAGAAATATCTTTCTGCGTAAGTTAATGCAGTACCATGTGCTTTTGATACATCGTCTTGTTGACCTACTGCATAGAAAGTGACTTCGAATTGTTCTTCTGGTTTGTCAGCATTGATCCATACATAAGTCAAGTTCATTTCAACGATAAATTCTGATGTTGTAATCTCACGACCAGCTTTTTTATTAAATCTTGTTACGTCAATTTGTTTGTAATTTTCTTCTGATGTTTTTGGTACAAGTAATAAATTGTTTTCAATCATCTTATTTCTAATTCTGTGTAATACTTGAGAGCCACTTACATATGAATAGTTGTAACTCTTTGCGTCTTTAGTAAAGCCATCAATATTAGCTTTAACATCTGCTATCTTTTGGAATAAGTTGAGTTCTTGTTGCTTCTCAGTCATCAAGTTCTACCTCCTCATATTTATCTTGTTCTATATGCGTATGTTTGATAGCTTTGTGTTCCGTCATATCTATTGAACTTTTATCTACTCCGTTAAATTCTTTAGCATCTCTGAATTCAGTTGAGTATTTGATTGCTGGGAAGTTATGACTAGGCATATTGGTTACATATAAGTCATTATCTTTTCGTTTGATTATATAAGTGACTGTTTCTTTCACGTTCATGCACCTCCGTACATCTAGCTATATCTTGTGCGTTCTTATCTGCTCTAGTGCTTGCTGATTGGTACATTCTTATCCAATATCGAATATCTTCTTTCAGTTCTTCTCTTTGGCTTTTGAGTAACTCAATTTCTTGTCGTGCAAAGTCTAAATCTCTAGTTAAATTAAATAGATCAAGTGAGTTTTTCTCGAGATTTTTCCATTCTTTGAAAGGGATAGTTATATATTCTTGTTGCATGTTAGTCCTCCATTTCTTCGTTGATAATAACTTCACCATTACGAGTGATATAATAATCAATAGTAGTTTCCAAAGTTCTAGTTCTATGATTGTAAGATTCTAAGAGTAGTTCGATATATTTTGATATATTTTGTCTTACTCCTAAATGTTCATTTAAATTAGTTTGATTAATTTTGTTTATTAAACGAGATGTGTCTATTTTTTTGATTTTGTATAATTTAAAAATCGCAACTATTAAATTGTTATATTTAGGAATTTTAGTTTTACTAACCAATTCTTTATAAAACTCTAAAAATTCCATTGTTTTTTTATTTCTATATTCATAATGTCCATCTTTTACTATTTTGTTTGTTGATCCACCCATAGTTATGTTCATTGAAATTGCAGCTAGAGCTGATGCACCGACTATATTTAAATTCACTAATTTGAGTAATTTTTCATAATGCTCATTTCCTTCGTTGGCATAGCTTTCTATATAATCTTTTGTACTCCACGATTTTTGAGTAGTATTCATTCTGACAATATCTTTCTCACTTATATCTGTATCTATAAAATATTTGATAGGTACATTAGCTTTCTGTGCGTGAAATAATCTTGATTGACCGTCTATAACTGTCATATTTTTATCCACTACTATTGGCGCAATAAAACCTTTCTTTGCTTCTTCGAATAACTCTTTTCTGTAAGCTACATTTCTATTTGATTTGCTCAGTTTAAATGCATCGTAATTTGTTGTTTCATATATTTCGTTTACTTTTACCTTATTCATATTTGACTTCCTCCGTATATTTTGATTAAATTAAGTTGTATATTTTGATTAAATTCCGACTGTTACTCATTGGCGTGGGTATCAGTCTTTTTTTCATAATAAAAACTGTCAAAGAATACATATGTCGCTACTGCAATTAGTAACGCTGTTCCTAATGCTTTCATGAAGAACATTCCTGTAATGAACAATGCTGTTGCTAATGTTAAGAACATTGTTCCAGCGATATACATTGCTTTATCCGAATTAGTCATCTTTTTACTCCTTTCTATGAATTTCTTCAAAATGTTCATCAATGAAATCACTCATTTTTCTAGCATTAATATGCCAGCGGTTATAATCTTCATTTGGATAATGAACAATTCCTTTTTCTTTGAATATCTTCATGAATTTAGGTCGAAATAATAATTTCTTTTTAATCGTTTCATCAGAAGATATTTTCATTTTTCGTTTTAATTCTTCTAAACTCCAAATTGGATCAAGTGAATTATTAACAAGTTTCTGATACTCTTCTTTCGTAATTACAACGTGTGTTTCAGGAATTGGTACTGTGACATTCAATGTTTGCGTCATTCTTCATACCTTCTTTCAATAAATCAAAATTATTTTTGAATATAGGTCTATAAGTATCATTCAATGTTAAATTTTGTTGTCCTACTTTAATCAGATTTGTTGGAATTATCCAGAAGTGGTAAACATCATCATCAATACCGACAAAAATGAAGTAGTCAGCAAATTTTTGGTAATTCTTTACTGTCTTTCCATTTTTTAATCGCAAAACATTTTCAGAAGTCTTGCATTGGTTCTCACGCTTATTGGCAAAACTAAATCTAAACCGTCCATCTCTCCCTCTCTTAGAAGACTTAACCTCTATTTTCAATTTTTCGTTAACTAACAGGTCGTATCTTGATGATTTATCGATTAAATTAAGGTCTTCGACTTCAAAATCTAACTTTCTTAATCTTGAAATCACTGCTAGTTCTCCTTGTCTTCCAACAGTAGTAGGCTTTGGTATATTGTTATTTTTTCTGTAATGAGTGATATTAGAACGGTGAACTCCTAAGAAATCACCGATTTCCTTATCACTCTTACCTAGTTCGATAGACAAATATCTGATAGCAGTTACTTTATCGTTCATACTTGTTCCTCCTAAGCAACCAATCGTTCTATTTATGGAACGATTTAATCAAAAAAATATGTTATGTCATAATCAAGAAGTTCAGCAATAATTGCTAATTCATCAGCACCTAAAGAAACAACTCCGTTTTCCCTTTTTGAATATGCTGATCTAGATTGAAAACCTAAAGCGGTAGCCATTTCATCTTGCGTTTTCTTTCTTCGCTTTCGAGTTTTCGCTAATCTATCGAGATTCAACTTCATAGAGGCACCCCCTAACTGTTCCTTTTTTGGAACAACTTAACTTTAACACTTTCGTTCCAACATTGCAACAATTAAATTTCAGTTTCTTTTAAATTGCCTATATTATCCTACTTTCTACCTATTTAAATAAAAATTTAAATTTTATATTGTTCCTTTTGAGAAACAATGCTATAATTTAATTGTTCCCAAAATAAAACGTTAAAAAAAGAGGTAGAATAACATGAGAAATAATGACGAAATTATCGAATTAGTAACTAAATTAATGGATAAAAATGATTTATCTACGAGCGAACTAGCTAGAAGGTTGAATATTGCTAAATCTTCTGTTTCAAGATATTTAAATAAAACTTCTCAATTCCCTTTGAATAAGGTAAACGAATTTTCACGTGTTTTGAATGTTACACCAGAGTATCTTTTAGGGGTTGGTGAGTATGAAAACAAAAATCAAGATACGATGGCTGCACATTTAGATTATTCAGATTTGACAGAAGATGAGCAAAAAGAAGTAGAACAATTTATTCAATTTATCAGAAATAGAAAAAAATAAGGTGTGTTTTGTATGGGGAGATACGAAGATTTATTAAAAAAGTACGATTACATATCTATAAACGAAACTGGAAGTATACCTAAGTTTATGTCTGGTTTCTATATGAACGGCGAAATATTTATTAATAGCAATCGCCCTACTACAATAAAGTTGGAAACTTTAGCAGAAGAACTAGCGCACCATGAAATTACTTATGGGAACATACTCGATGATAAAGACATACAAAATAGAAAATATGAGTTGAAAGCTCGTAGATTAGCTTGTGAAATTCTGATACCTCTTAAAGAATTAATAAGTGCATACCTACAAAATGTTCACAATTTATATGAATTAGCTGATTATTTTGAAGTAAGTGAATCATTTGTACTTCAAACTTTAAATCATTATAAACAAAAATTCGGCCACTCAACTCGTTGTGGTAAATACGTTATCCAATTTGAGCCATTACGAGTGTTTGAATATAAAGATATATGAATATTACATATTAAAGGTGGTGATGCTAAAAGTAAGTGAGCGATGCACCTAAGAATATGAATGAATATAAAGACTTAATCTACATATAGGAGAAAAATTATGGGAGAAAAATTTAATAACGAACAAGAAGAAAGACAATTTAGACAGTTTCAAGAATATCAAAAGCAACAAGAAGAAGAGAAAAAGAAAAAACGTAAAAAAAGTTGGCTATTCGGCTGCGGTGGTTGTTTAGTTTTATTAATATTGATTATTGTAGGTATTTCAGCATGTACCGCTACTATTACAGGTGGATCAGACAATAGTTCAGATAATAAAACACATAAAATGGGAGAAAAAGTAAAAAATGGAGACTTAGAAGTAACTGTAAATTCAGTAGAAACTAAAGATTCGGTTGGTTCTCAATATGCTCCAACTACTCCGAAAGGCACATTTGTAGTAGCTAATGTTTCTATTAAAAATAATGGCGATAAAGCTCTAACAGTTGATAGTAATATGTTCACGTTAAAAAACAAAGATAAGTCTTATGATGCAGATGGTGGAGCTTCTATGTCTGCCAATCAAAGTGACGATGGTAATATTGAAAACTCATTCTTTTTAGAACAAGTTAATCCTGATAGTACAACAGAAGGATATGTAGTTTTTGATGTTTCTGATAAAGTAGCAAATACTGAAGATAAAAAATTAGAAATTACTTCTAGTTTATTTAGTAGCAAAGGCGTAACTTTTGATTTATCTGAATAATATTTTGAGGGTAGTTCGCCTACCCTTATTATTTTTTTACTTTTTTGAGGTGGTTATATGAAAACGCGTTGTTATGACGGTAAAAAATGGCAATATGAATTTAAATACGAAGGTAAAAGGTATCGTAAAAAAGGTTTTAGAACAAAAAGAGAAGCTGATGCTGCTGGACTAGAAAGAATGAGCGAATTAAAAAATGGCATTGACTATCAACCTAACTTAACATTAAGTGAATATTTTAAAACATGGTGTGAAACGTTCAAATTATCCACTGTAAGCCCTAGAACGTACAAATCATATGCTTCAGCTATAAAACATATAAGTGAACATAGCATTGGCAAAAAGCCCTTAAAAGACATTTCTAGATATCACTATCAAAATTTCATAAATGATTTTTCTAAATCTCATTCTAAAGAGTCGATTAGGAAATTAAACGGTTATATTAGAACGTCATTAGATGATGCAGTGTATGAAGGTTTAATAACTAAAAACCCTACATTCAAAGTAAATTATAAAGCAAGCAACCCTAATAAAAGTGAAGATAGTAAATTTATTAACCTAGAAGATTACGAGAAATTAAAACAATATTTAAAAACTAAAGATAATGCATCTTCATTAGTTTTATATATAATGATTTGCACAGGTTGTCGTGTTAGTGGTGCGCTAAATTTAAAAAGAGAGTACCTTAATCAAGTTAAAAATGAAATATATATAGATGAACACAAAACAGACTCATCACCTAGATACGTAGAAGTGAGTAAAGATGATATGAAATTCATTATACATTCGGTTTCAAAGTTACCAGTAACGATTGACGGTAGTGTTTTTGGTAATTTAACTATTAATGCAGTTAACAAAAGACTAAAAGCATATTGTAATGATCTAGGAATAAAAGAAATAACTTCTCATGCGTTAAGACATACACATTGCTCTTATCTTTTAGCAAAAGGTGTTTCTATTTATTATATTTCAAAAAGATTAGGTCATAAAAATATTTCAGTTACAACAGATGTATATTCACATTTATTAGAAGAACAATATAAAGAAGAAAATCAAAAAGCGGTAGAAATAATCAATGCAATGTAG